GGCCTCACGGCCCCGACCTTGTTCGTACAGCTTCTGCAGAATCTTCTGGTTAGTTACCAGATGTCGGGAAGATGTGTGACCTCCCAAGTGGTGTCTCAACAAATGGATCCCAGGTCATGAATGATGACTTTAAGCACTATCGCGAATACGTCCATGTCGGAGATTACTTTGACTGGGTTAATGGCCCTAATAAGCCATCTGGCCCACGAAATGTTCTCCTCGGCACGTTCAGTAGTTCGATGTTGCTTTCCTACTCCCACCCGTTTAGAAACGGACATTGGGATGGAGGGGGACCATTTATATCAGCGAAATCCCACCGTGAATACGGTGTGAGCTCTCCTATATCTGTCTTCCGCCCTGGTTGGGGGAAGGCTTATACGGGAGGTTTCACTATAGCGACTCCTGCTCAATGGGGCGTTAATCTTGGGGATGCGTATACAAACAATGCGTATACGGACCTCAAGAACAATGGCTCAAGGATGTGGAATCGGCTGCGGCCGGATAAACCGGACTTTTCCGCAGCGGTATCGCTGTACGAGTTGAAAGATCTCCCGGGAATGTTTAAGGATGCCGTAAATGGCTTCCGCAAGCATATACTGAGAGAACAAGTTCGGAGACGCTCGAAAGGGCGCTCAGGACTTTCGAAGACTGGGCAGTTTTATTTGGCTGCTCAGTTTGGATGGATTCCCTTACTCAGGGATATCCAAAATTTCGCTAAAGCTCATCAGAACAAGCAAAAGCGACTTCGTCAACTCATTAGAGACGCTGGAAAACCAGTTCGAAGAACCTCTACTATGGAAGACACTACTGACCATACTTTGGCTAGTAGCACTCGCTATAATAGTGGATCGGGCGCTGATATTGATCCTGGTTTCGTAACTCAATGTTACGGACCGGGTCCAAGTTATCGCTCGATCTACCACACCACATATCGTAAGACATGGGGTGAGGCAGTTTTTCGTTACTATCTTCCGCCCGGACCACGTGATGTGGTTTGGACAAAGAAGATGCTCCGCCGGATAATGGGTGGCCGGGTAACCCCGGATGTCCTATATCAGGCAATGCCATGGTCTTGGTTAGTCGATTATTTTGTCGACTTAGGCAGTTTCATCCAAGCAGTTTCACCTGGCGTTGCTGATCGGCTTGCTGCCGATTATAGCTTCATCATGCGAACTGAAAGATGGACTGCAACCATGGAAGGAAGCGGAATGTTCCAGGGTGACATGGCGTTCGGACATTATGTCTCTGCGTCAGTCACTTCGGCACATCACTCCGTAAGAAAAATGCGGAGTTATGGGTCGCCATTTGGCTGGGGGATCAACCAAAACAGTTTGTCCCCTAAGCAATGGGCGATTTTGGGTGCCCTTGGGCTTTCAAAGTTACCCTAATGTCGTGAGACATTAAAGTTCTTTTAAAAGATTGGAGTTTATTATGTACGCAGATCCTCAGAGCATCACTGTCAATGCGGTTGCAAAAAGCATGCCGCGAGTGGGCTCGGCGTCTCCTACGAAAGTAGGGACGTTCCAAACAGCTGACGGGGAATTTGACTTCCGCGTCAGTCAATACGCCACTGCTTCCCGTTTTCGTCGTGAGGTTCGCCTCACGCAGAGAAAGGTCGCAGCTGATCCGATTTCGGCCGTGAACAAGGAGGTTAGTTCCTCTGTTGTTATTACAGTCGATGAGCCAAAGTTTGGCTTTACGGATACGGAGCTGGGGTATCTAACCTCAGCTATCGTTGCGTGGTTTACTGCGGGCAACCGCGATAAACTGCTGGGAGGAGAGCTCTAGGACGCCTACTGTCAATTCGATAGTAGTTCCTAGACATGAGTGATCATGGTACGTAATAGGGTTTTCACCACCTAGCTAAAAGCGAGGGATGAATGAAAAGACCTACTACACTCCTAAGTCGGGTGCTTCTCGACGAGGCACTGCAGACTAATCTTGCTGTCGAACTCGACGTTCGTACTATCAAACGTCGTTTCAAAGACGAGGGAATGAGTTTTCTTACGATAACTCTCCCTTCTCTTGATGACGCCCTTATCCAGGGCTTAACCAAGGGGTTCCTCACACCATCAATGTTTCACGGATTCAAACCGTGCAAACGTGGTGGAAAGCTCCCAGCTTTTATGGCCGGGTTCTTCAGGAATGTCTTTGATGAAGATGGTTGGTTAAAGGAAACGCCATGTATTCGCTCTATCCGAGCAATACGCCAGGTGACTCGTCTTTACAAGAAAGTTGAGTTACCTTGTTCAGCTGCACGTCAACGACGCGCTTTTGAAAGGTACGTATCCAATGACCAAAGCATCTCAAGGTGCGCTGATAGCAATCGCGATATTCATGATTTTTGTCATGTCATCGCTGGCTATCTATGGTCTGACCTCGAAGACATATCTGGAACGTTTTATTGTTTTCCAGGCATTTTCGGGTCAGGTGCCACCGCCGAAGGTCTGGCTCTCAACGAGCGCCATTCCCCAAAGCAGTGGCCAGAGCGAGGAGATGAAAGTTTCCCCGCCTCCTACCACACCACGGTCAACGAAGGAGACGTTGGTTCCTTATTGGACCTAACGTTTCTTCCGGAGGCTATGGAGCAACCTGTGCGCGTTGTACAGGTTCCTAAGACGCTAAAGACGCCGCGTACGATTTCCGTAGAGCCAAGCTACATGATGCTAAGACAGCAAAGTGTTGCGAAGCCCTTGATGGACATTCTCGAGCAAGGTATACTCGGG